GTACCCTGGTCAAGTAACTGACGAAACGGGACGTGAAACTCTTGAGGCATTCATTGATAGAATCAAAGGCAAATACATTGCAGAAAAAGTTCTGGTAGAAAAACCAAGAACAAAGATTGCAATCTATGGTGATAGTTTTGCAGCAATTGGTGAAAATTCACAATCAAATAGAATGCCAGATTGTGAAGGTGGGTCTTGGATTTACTTTTTAGCAAACATACTAGATGTTGAGTGTCACTCTTATGGAGTATCATGCTCTGGTGAGGGTGACATTTCTCATTATGTTCACAACACTTTAGATAGAGATGAATATGGTTATGTAATTGTTTTTCATACTGATCCCACAAGACCAACTCGATATTGTGAAGAAGATCATTCTTTTAAGAACTGCAAAAGAATGATGGATGACTTGAAAGATTATAATGTCTTACACATATATTGGGATGAATATCATCAGGTCTTTGATTATTCCGATGATAAGGGTAAAGAAACTTTCATCTCAAATTACCATCTTACTAATCCAAATGATCCACCAGACTTTCAACACACCCATTGGGTGTATGACTCTGAGGATCCCGTCAAGGTCGTGAGTACAGCGTTGAACCCAGGAGCTCAGGCAAAAACAAGCATCGCGGTTGAACCCACTCGAAATCCTTTAGACAACCAATATGGCATTCGCCCTTGTGGAATTAATCATATGAGTGAAAGGGGAAATCTAAGATTCGCTGTTGAGATTAGTAAAATTATCGATAAATACTTGTAACGTTTACATTTTATTACCATGGCAGCAAAAGGACCTAATCCTGCAGATGCACCTCCATCAACACCTGAAGGCACTCTGACTGCATCTTATAACGTTGCACAGAATGCAAAGGCACGTGCTAAGACTGCTAACAGAAATACAGCATCTCCACTAGCAGCAGGATGAAATGACTGAACGTGAATCTATTGTACATGATTGGATCAAACAAGTTTCCGTAAAACACGAAGAACTTGGTGGATTTGCAGTTTGCCCTTATGCTTCTGGGTCTGATACTCTAATTAAAGACACACCTATTGATGATATTGTGCCCGAATCTGGGTATGATGTCATCATTTTCATTGTCGAAGATTTTTGGAAACCAGCTAAAATAAGAAAATGGGTTGAAAAGTATAACGAACAGTATCCTTTGTACTGGTTTGTTGAAGATTTGTCTTGCGAAAACACATATATTAATGGTATCAAGACCAATAATTCCAAACTGAATATAATTTTATGTCAATCTAGAAGAAAAATAGCAAACATTCGTAAAAAATTAGCAAAAACAAAGTACTATAACTATTGGAGTGAGGAGTATTTGGAAGAAGTATTAGGTGATGACCCCAAATTGATTGAAAAAATCAAAGGAATTGACCCATATCAAGCAAAGAAAGAGTTAATTGATGAAGTTTTAGACTACGATTCGTCCAAATAGTCTTATACATATATTAAGAACTCTTTGATCACAGTAAATGGCCTTAGAAATCGAGGACATAAGAAATGATCCTGTGAAGTACAGGAAAATTTCTCGTCAATTTAAGGACATTAGTCTTTCATTTACGAGAAATCCTGTTACAAATGACATTATTGTCTTAAAAAATGAAGATGCAATCAAAAAATCTGTTGTCAATCTGGTCAGAACTAGACTTGGCGAGAGATTTTTTAATGATTTGTTAGGAACGTCTGTAAGTAATACATTATTTGAGAATGCTGGACCCGAAATATATGGTATTGAGAGTGAAATTGACGTTTTATTGAAGAATTTTGAACCAAGAGTTGCTAATGGAAAGACCAAAGTAACTCATGAAGAAGATTCTAACGATTTACTTGTGAGAATTGAGTACGATATTGTCGGAATAGATGCTCCGAGACAAGAATTAGAGTTTATTTTACAACCCACTAGAATCTAATGTCCTTCAATCAGTTTACAAACTTAGATTTTAATGATCTAAGATCTCAAATTAAAGACTATCTTAGATCCAGTACGGATTTTAGTGATTTTGACTTTGAAGGATCTAATTTTTCGGTCTTAATTGACCTGCTTGCTTATAATTCATACCTCACTGCGTTCAATACGAACATGGCAGTCAATGAGGTATTCCTTGATAGTGCGACATTGCGAGAAAATGTTGTCGCTCTTGCAAGAAATATTGGATATACACCACGATCAGTCCGTGCAGCTAAGGCTATCGTGAGTTTTTCTGTTGATATGTCCGCTTTTTCGGACGCTAGAACTGTAACTTTGAAGGCCGGACAAGTTTGTCTAGGTGCAGTTTCTAATAGTGGGTACATTTATTCTATTCCAGAGGATGTTACCACTCCAATCAACAGTCAAAGTAATGCAATATTTGATGATCTTGAGATTTATGAAGGAATTTACGTAAAAAACGTTTTTACAGTTGATGCATCGATTCCTAATCAAAGATTTATCCTTCCAAACGCAAATATTGACACGACCACAGTAAGAGTTTCTGCAAAAACTAACGTAGTTGAACAATATACACTATATTCTGATATTTTGAACGTAGATTCTTCTTCTAGACTCTTTTTATTGGAGGAAGTCTCCGATCAAAGGTATGAAGTTCGTTTTGGTGACGGTGTTTTGGGTAAAAAACCCGCTGCAGGTACGGTTATTGAAGTTACGTATATTGTAAGTAATGGAAAAGATGGAAATGGAGCTCAAAATTTCACTTTTTCTGGAATTTTAAAGGATAACAACCAAACTCCAATTACAGATAACATTTCGACTGTCTTAACAACTACTCAGGCAGAGAATGGAGACGATATTGAAGATGTTGACTCTATCAAATACTTGGCACCCCGTGTATACTCCTCACAGTTCCGTGCCGTGACCGCCAATGACTATAAAGGACTCATTCCATACATTTACACCAATATCGATTCTGTGACTGCCTACGGGGGTGAGGAGTTAGACCCACCAGAATACGGAAAAGTCTTTATTTCGATTAAACCTAGAGGTGCAACTGTTCTATCTCAACTCACAAAAGAACAAATATCGAGATCTCTTAAACAATATTCTATTGCTGGTATCAAACCCGAGTTAATTGACTTGAAATATCTTTATGTCGAAGTTGATTCGACAATTTATTACAATAAGAACCAGGTATCTGATGTTCCTTCATTAAAAACTAAAGTTCTCAACACTTTGAGCGTTTATTCTAATTCTGCAGACGTTAATAGTTTTGGTGGAAGATTCAAATATAGTAAAATTAACGCTCTGATTGATGAAACCGATTCTTCAATCACATCGAACATTACAAAAGTTAGAATGCGTAGAGATATGCAACCAGCATTCAATACGTTTGCGACTTATGAAGTCTGTTTTGGTAATAAAATTTATATTAAGAAAGATGGATACTCTATTAAGTCATCTGGATTCAAAATTCAAGGAATTAGTGATACTCTCTACATGGGAGACATATCTTTAGACAATAGTACTGGAAGAGTATTTTTCTTTAAACTTGAAAATAACATTCCAACAATTGTAAAGACAAATGCAGGTACAATTGATTATGTTAAAGGAGAGATCCTTCTTGATGTGGTAAATATAACATCAACTAGTTTAAATAATAACGTTATTGAGGTTCAGGCAGTGCCCGAGTCGAATGACGTTCTTGGATTGAAGGATTTATATCTCCAAATTGACGTTGGCAATTCTGTGGTAAATACTATAGAAGATATTATCACTTCTGGTGAAAATACCTCGGCAACATTATTTGTTCCAACTTCTAGTTACCTAAACGGACAGTTTACAAGATAAAATGGCAAAAGAGAACAGAGTCAACGTTAGTGAAGTATTAGAATCTCAGATTCCAGAGTTCTTACTTCAGGATGCCCCAACTTTTACAAGTTTTCTCAAAGAATATTATAGATCTCTAGAAACTAGGGGTGGTGCGACTGATCTTGCCACAAATTTGAAAGAATATAAAAATATTGAAGCTTTTTATATTGATAATTTAATTCCTTATACGGCATTAACTGCAGACGCTAATATTATTGACGATACCATCAATGTATTAAGCACTCGTGGTTGGCCAGATAAAAATGGTCTCTTAAAAATTGATGATGAGATCATTCACTATAAAACAAAGACTGCTACAACATTTGAAGGTTGCACTAGAGGATTTAGTGGAATTAATGAGATTGAAAAACCTGCAGATAGAGCATTTTTAAGTTTTTCTTTAACAGAGTCTGATGATCATACCGCAGGCTCTCTGGTAGTCAATTTAAGTAATTTATTTTTAAGAGAATTTTTCACAAAGTTCAAAGCAGAGTTTCTTCCTGGTTTTGAAAATAGAGAATTCTACCCTGGACTTGATATTCAAAATATTTTAACCAGGGCAAAAGATTTTTATAGATCAAAAGGAACAGATACTTCATATAAAATCCTATTCAAGGTTTTGTATGGGTCTGATATTGAAGTAGTCAAACCTCAAGATTATATGCTTGTTCCTTCAAGCAATAATTACTTTGTTACAAAAAATCTTTTACTTGAAAAAGTCTCTGGAGCAAATCCTCTTTTAATTAAGGGTTCTGATCT